AACTTCACTTGTTGAACAGATGTATACAGACTTTCAATCTTATGGATATAACTCAGAGGAGTTTTGTCATAGACAGTATGCAGGTAAAGATAAGGTCACAGATAAGTTTTTGACCATCACAACATGGCAATCTATCTACAAAAATCCACCTGAATACTTCAATCAATTTGATTTTGTTATAGGTGATGAGGCACATCAATTCAAAGCCAAATCGTTAGCAACAATCATGTCAAGCTTGACTGATACCAAATATCGTATTGGTTGCACTGGTACACTTGATGGTACACAGACACATAAATTGGTACTAGAAGGGTTGTTTGGTCCAGTTTACAAGGCCACATCAACAGCAGAATTAATTGAAAAGGGTCAACTGGCAGCGTTTAGAATTAAATGTTTGATACTGAAATACCCTGATGCTATTTGTAAGATGGCTAAAGATTGGGACTACAATCAAGAAGTAGAATATATAGTTATGAATCCTGCTAGAAATGAATTCATTAAGAATTTAACATTGTCATTGAAAGGCAATACCCTTATATTATTTCAGTTCGTAGAAAAACATGGTAGAGATTTACACGCACTAATCAAACAACACACCAAGAATAGACAAGTATTTTTTGTATACGGAGGTACCGATGTTGAAGTCCGTGAGTCTATCCGTTCTATTACTGAAAAAGAAAAAGATGCTATTATCGTGGCTTCTTATGGTACTTTCTCAACTGGAGTCAACATACGAAACCTACACAATATTGTATTTGCAAGTCCCTCTAAATCTAAGATTCGCAATCTACAATCCATTGGGCGAGGTTTAAGATTAGGAGATGATAAAGAAGAAGCTGTTCTGTTTGATATATCTGATGATTTTAGAATTGGCAAATTTACCAATTACACAATCAAACACCTAATAGAAAGAGTTAAGCTATATGATGAAGAGAAGTTTAACTATAAGTTTTACCCTATAAAGTTGGAAAACGGATGATGGATAACATAAAGATTGTAAGACTACAAAGTGGTGAAGATATCATTGCTGATTATACCTCAGATGATAGTGATAGTTCGGTTATTCTAAACAACCCAATGTCATTGATATTTAAAAGACTATCATCAGGTAAATCTGTTATGATGATGAGTCCTTGGATTCCCTTGGAGATAGTTGAGAATACATCTGCAAGAATATTCTCATTGGATGTTTTAGCTGTGTTTGAACCAAAACCACATATCATTGAATACTACAATACTACCGTGGTCGAGGTTGAAGAAGATATGTATGCCAGTGATGATGGTCTAGAAGAATTAGATGATGATGAAGAACTTACTGAAGAGGAAGAAGAAGCTGCCTATGCAGAGTTGGAAGAGTACCAACAAGGTACTAAGAAGAGAACATTACACTAATATGGTTACTGGTTCTTATATAACATTGAAACGACAACACCGCCATGATATCACTTGTCAAGTAACAAATGTGGCAATGATGGTGATAAGTACCTAAAAAACTTGACTTATGTGTAAATTATGTTATAATGATACTATGTTAGTAAATACTAAAGGTGAATTGGAAAATATATGAGTAAGAAACACTACGTCAACAATGCTGATTTTTTAGCATCATTAATTGATTACCATGATAGATGTGCATTAGCTAAAGAAAATGGCAAAGAAGATCCACCTATACCAAATTACATCGGTGAATGTTTCTTAAAGATTGCAGAAAGCTTTTCACGCAAACCAAACTTCATATCATATTCGTTTCGTGAAGAAATGATTTGCGATGGTATTGAGAACTGTATTCAATACTTTCGTAATTTTGATCCTATTAAGTCGAAGAATCCTTTTGCATACTTCACCCAAATTATTTACTATGCTTTTCTCCGTAGGATTGCCAAGGAGAAAAAACAATTGTATGTTAAGTACAAGGCAACACAACAATTTGGTTTGTTGAATGAAGGTGAACTGTATGAAGATGAGCACGGTAAGATGCAACAATTCCAAATGTATGATAACATCGCTGAGTTTATTGAGACATTTGAGTTAGCTAAAGAAAGTAAGAAGAAAGCAAAGATAAAAGGCCTTGAGAAATTTATTGAGGAAGATATTCCTTTAATTGAAGATATTGATATTGTAGACGATGAAAATAGCCCTGATAAATGACACCCACGCCGGTGCAAGAGGTGATGACCCAAGATTCAATGAATATTTCTTTAAATTTTGGGAAGGTACATTCTTTCCTTATTTGAAGGAAAATAACATCACACAGATTTGCCACTTAGGTGATGTTGTTGATCGTAGAAAATACATCAACTTTGTCACTTTGAATTCCTGGCGAAAAAGGTTCTTTGATGTGCTTGAGCGAGAAGGCATCAATATGGATGTTATTGTTGGTAACCATGATGTTACTTACAAGAACACAAATGAAATTAATGCCATGCATGAATTGTTTGATCGTTATGAAAACATCAATGTGTTTATTGATCCGGTTGAAATGGAATATGCTGGTACAAAAGTGGCTCTTGTACCTTGGATCAACTCTAGCAACTATGAACAGACCTTAGATTTCTTAGAGAACACTAAAACACAAATCGTTTTCGGGCATTTTGAGATTGCAGGCTTTGAGATGGATAGAGGAAACATCTGTCACACAGGTCTAGATAAGAGTTTGTTTAATAGATTCGATATGGTTCTTTCTGGTCATTTCCATCACAAGTCCAACGATGGTTCAATCTTCTATCTTGGTAATCAATATGAAATCACATGGGCAGATTACAATGACCAACGTGGGTTTCATGTGTTTGATACCGAGACAAGAGAACTGACATTTGTTCCTAATTCAAATCGAATGTTCTACAAGCTGAACTATGATGATGGTGCTCAAGACTTTGAACATTGGAAGAACTATGACTTTAACAATTTGAAAGATACCTTTGTTAAGGTTGTGGTGCTGAACAAACAGAACCCTTACCTATTTGATAATGTGGTTGATAATCTGTATAAGGCAGGTGTTGCTGACATATCAATCGTTGAGGACTTTACCGATGTTGCCTTAGATGATGACCAAGAGTTGATAGATCAGGCAGAAGATACGATGACAATCTTATCTAAGTACATTGATAACCTCACTTTGAATGTGAATAATGATAAACTAAAGACTTTAATGAAAGAACTTTATGTTGAAGCTTTGAACACGGAAACTGAATGATACTATTCCGAAAAATTAGATGGAAGAATTTCCTGAGTACCGGTAATTATTTTACCGAAATACAATTTGATAAGTCACCTAATACCCTAGTTGTAGGTTCTAATGGTTCAGGTAAATCTACGATGCTTGATGCGTTGTGTTTTGCCTTGTTTGGCAAAGCCTTTCGTGCAATTACTAAACCTCAATTATTGAATAGTATCAATGGTAAAGATTGTATCGTTGAAGTTGAGTTTAGTACAGGCAATAAATCATATAAGATTGTTCGTGGTATTAAGCCTGCTGTGTTTGAAATCTGGTGTGACGGTGTAATGATTAATCAAGAAGCCGCAGTCCGTGATTACCAAGAATACCTTGAAAAGTTTATTTTGAAGTTAAACTATAAGTCGTTCACACAGATTGTTATTCTTGGTTCAGCATCATTTACGCCATTCATGCAATTGAAACCTGGTGATCGTAGAGAAATCATTGAAGATTTATTGGACATCCAAATCTTTTCAGCGATGAATAACATCCTTAAAGATAAGAATCTAAACAATAAAGAATTAACCACTTCAAAGAAATACGACATTGAGTTGAGTGAACAAAAATACGAATTACAGAAGAAGCATATTGATGAACTTAAACAAAACAATGATGAGAAGATTGTTGAATACGGCAACGATATCAACAGCAGTAATAGTGTTATATCCACCCTATCAGGAGAGATTGAGTCCTATACGGCAGAAGTCGAGCGGCACCAATTGGCGATTGCATCTAAAACTGAGACAGAATCTAAAGTCAAGAAACTTACGAAACTTGAATCTCAGATTGAAAGCAACTTATCCAAATTTCAAAGAGATATCAATTTCTTTCAAGGCA